TTTGTTTAATCCTAATTCAAACATTGCAATATTAGCAAACAAATCATCTACTGCGAGAGATATACTGGGAAGACTACAACTTGCTTATGAAAACTTACCTAAGTGGATGCAACAAGGTGTAATCAATTGGAACAAAGGTAATATTGAATTAGAAAACAAATCTACCATAGTTGCCGCTGCCACATCTTCAAGTGCTATTCGAGGAGGTTCATATAATATAATATTCCTTGATGAGTTTGCTTTCGTACCAGCGAATATATCTGAACAATTCTTTAGTTCAGTTTATCCTACTATATCTTCAGGTACAAAAACAAAATTAATTATTGTATCTACACCTCATGGTATGAATCAATTTTATAAGATATGGACAGATGCTGTTAATAAGAACAATGATTATATTCCTATTGAAGTACATTGGTCAGAAGTACCTGGAAGAGATCAGGCGTGGAAAGAAAAGACAATTAGAAATACTAGTGAGGAACAATTCTCACAAGAGTTTGAGTGTGAGTTCTTAGGTTCAGTAGATACACTAATCTCACCAGCAAAAATTAAGAACACAGTTTACATAGACGCATTACAATCTAAAGGTGGATTAAGAATGTTTAAGAGACCTGACAAAGATAAACTATATGTTGCGTGTGTTGATGTAGCCAGAGGTACAGGTAAAGATTACTCTGCGTTTATTATATTAGACGTTACTAAAGCTAAAGATGGTAAAATATTATATGAAGTGGTGGCGACTTATAAAAACAATGAAGTTAAACCATTTGTATTTCCAAATATAGTAGCTCAAACTTGTCTGGCGTATAATGAAGCACATGTACTAGTTGAAGTCAATGACTTAGGTCAATCTATATCAGAGGCGATGCATTATGAGTTAGAATATCCTAATATATTGATGACTACTCAAAAAGGTAGAGCTGGTCAAATACTTGGAGCGATGTTCTCAGGTAGAGGTACATCACTAGGAATTAGAATGACAAAACAGATAAAGAAGGTTGGTTGTGCGAATTTTAAGACGCTTATGGAGGGTGATAAACTATTAATCAATGACTTCAACATAATCGAAGAAATGTCAACTTTTTCTCGTAAAGGTAACTCATGGCAGGCAGAAGAAGGCTGTAATGATGACTTGGTTATGTGTCTAGTTATATTTGGGTGGTTATCTAATCAACCCTATTTTAAAGAATTATCAGATTCAAACATTAGAAATCAGATGTATGAAGAACAACAAAAATTATTAGAACAAGATATGGCACCATTTGGATTTGTAGATAATGGTGTTGATGAAATTACAGATGAAGAATCGGTAGACGAATATGGAACACGATGGTTTCCTGTATCCCGAAAGGGTCAATAACCGTAAATTAAGGTTATTATAAATATCTACAATGAGAAAACGTTTGACTATGGACATAAGAAAACTTATGAATTTTGAAATTAACAATAAATTAGCTAATTAAAGAGGAGAATATACCAATGGCATTTCAAGTATCACCTGGTGTTCTCGTACAAGAAAGAGACCTAACTAATATAATCCCAGCAGTATCAACAAGTATTGGTGCAGTTGCAGGTTCATTTGGTAAAGGTCCTGTTGATGAAATCATTTCGATTTCTAGTGAACAAGAATTAGTAGATACGTTTGGAAAACCTGACTCAACTAACTTTGAGCATTTTTTCACAGCGGCTAACTTCTTACAATATAGTAATGCTTTACGAGTAGTACGAGCCCAAAATACGTCATTAGCAAATGCGTCAGCGAGTGGATCAAGCACGCTGATTAAAAACACTGATGACTACCAAAATAATTATTCTACAGGTCAAGGTATCGTAGGTACTTTCGCTGCTAGAACAGCTGGAACACACGGAAATAGTTTACAAGTATCTATTTGTCCAAGTGCAACAGCTTTTGAAGAAATATCAACAGCACTAGTTGCTTCAACTTCATCAACAAACGCAGTAGGTAATACTACTATCGCAGTTGATGATGGAAGTAAATTTAGTGTAGGAGATATTATTCAATTTTCTACAACAGCGGCAACAAATGACTTTGATGACGGAGACTTTTACCAAGTAACAGCCTCTGGCGCAAGAGAAACTTTGACAATCGTTCAGCACCCAAGAGGTTCTGGTGGATTAAAAAGAGTAATTTTAGATAATAGTAAAATAAAAAGAAGATGGAAGTATTACGAGTCAGTTGACAGAGCTCCTGGAACTTCAGCATTTGCATCTGCAAGAAGCGGATCAAATGATGAATTACACATAGTTGTTGTTGACCAAGATGGCGTAATCTCTGGCGAACCAGGAAGAGTATTAGAAGCATTTTCTAGTCTTTCAAAAGCGTCAGATGCAAAAACTCCACAAGGAGACATAAACTACTATCCAGAAGTAATCTACAATAAATCACAATACATTTATTGGATGGATCACTTAACAACTGGTACTAACTGGGGTAGCGCAGCAACTGGAGTAACTTTCACAGCTGTAAATACTAACAGTTTAGAATCATTATCTGGTGGAAGTAACGGCTCAACTGTAACAGACGGTCAACTAAAAACAGCATACGAGAAATTCCAAGATGCTGAAACAGTTGATGTTGGTTTGATTATGGCTGGTCCTGCTGGAAGCGCAACACACATTGACAATCTAATCACTATTGCAGAGAATAGAAAAGATGCTGTTGTATTTGCTTCACCACAAAGATCAGATGTAGTTGGTATCACTAACTCAAATACACAAATGACTAATACAATTGATTTTTTCAATACGATTAGATCATCTTCATATGTTGTTTTTGATAGTGGTTACAAATATCAATACGACAGATATGCTGACGTATATAGATTTGTTCCATTAAATGGTGATATTGCAGGTCTTTCTGCGAGAACAGATACTGTTGCTGATAGTTGGTTTTCACCAGCTGGATTCAACAGAGGTATTGTTAGAGGCGCTGTTAAATTAGCGTTTAACCCTACTAAATCTCAAAGAGATCAACTTTACCCAGCACGTATCAACCCAGTTGCTACGTTCCCAGGTCAAGGTACAATCTTGTTTGGCGATAAGACAGGTCTAACAACTCCAAGTGCTTTTGATAGAATAAACGTAAGAAGATTGTTTATTGTATTAGAGAAGGCAATTTCAACTGCTTCTAAATTTCAATTGTTTGAGTTCAATGATGAATTCACAAGAGCGAACTTTAGAAATATCGTTGAGCCTTTCCTAAGAGAAGTACAAGGCAGAAGAGGTATCACAGACTTTTTAGTAGTATGTGATGAAACTAACAACACAGGTGAAGTAATTGATAGAAATGAATTTATAGCTGAGATATTTATTAAACCAGCTAGAAGTATCAACTTTATCACATTATCTTTCATTGCAACAAGAACCGGCGTTTCGTTTGACGAAGTAGCAGGTTAGTAGAGGAGAAATAAAAAATGGCAAACATTAATGACTTCAAAGCTAAACTTGCAGGTGGCGGCGCTAGAGCCAATCAGTTTAAGGTAACAATGCCTTTTCCTGGTTATGCAAGTGTTGGCGGAGAAATAGAAGATATGGCTTTCTTATGTAAAGCTACTTCATTACCAGCTATGACAATAGGTAACATAGATGTTAAATTCAGAGGTAGAGATATTAAGATTGCTGGAGATAGAACAATAGAAGCGTGGAACGTAACTATTTACAATGACACAAATTTCAGACTAAAAAATGCGTTTGAAAGATGGCAGAACGGTATTAACAATATGACTGACAATGAGGGTTTAACTAACCCAGTTGACTATCAAGTTGATGCGTTTGTAGATCATTTAGATAGAAACGGTAATACTATAAAATCTTACACATTGAGAGGGGCTTTCCCTACTTCAGTTGGTGGGATTCCATTAGACTACGAAACTACTGATGCGATTGAAACATTTGATGTGACTTTTTCATATCAATACTTTGAATCAAATACTACTACTTAACATTTATTTAAGAGGGGGAGTAAAATCCCCCTTTTAAGAACTAGTATAAGTATTATAAACAAAGGAAATATAAATTATGGCT